ACCAGGGTTAATATTTACGAAGCTATGATCGGTTTATGTAACACGAATCCAGCTTTCCTACGATTGACGCACAGGTTGTTATGAGAACCATCCAGGAAGACGGTGAAAGTCGTATGCTGAGTGACTCCACCACTGATCGGCTCAGTCTCTTCCATCCAGTAACCATCCTGGACATAGGGGATGAATTTCTCAAAGTCAACACAATAAATCGGATCTGCTGTGATTGTCGCAGTAGAAGCCAAGTTATGTGCAACTGACGTGCCATCAAGTTCACTGATATAAACAACCGGCAAACGATTCAGGTATACAGTAGCACTGTCGTCAATACGGATGTTGCCGAGTACGTCTTTGCCGCGATGGAAGTCATCTCTGGCATCAGCCAATACTTGTAATTTCACAGTGGTTTCCAGGTTGGCATAAACTCTCTTGGCGGCATTACGTGCCTGTGCCGGGTCATTAAGGATCAACGGAGCTTTGAACTTGGTCATCATAAACAGTGTTCGGAAAGACTCAAGCATGGCGTTGTTCACAGCAGTATACGTACCTGCGGCATTCGCCCACTTCGCTTCGGTAGTAGTGCTAATACCTGCACAAGTGACACTTGAAGTTCTGTCCTGGAAAACAACCTGAAGACCGTTCCAACCAACACCCGTAGTACCAGGTTGACACATATTAAGATAATACGGCACACCATACGGATGAAGATCATCAGTTGAAGCATCCGGGGTCATCCAGAAACGCTCTTCGATTAGATCTGCGAGACTCCACAAACCATCGATACGTCTGGTTTCGAGCAAGCGGATGAAGCCTCTTGCACTTTGATTACGTTTAAGTTCGAGTATGTCCCACGAATAATGTGTACCTATCTGGGTCCAGGGCACATCGATCTCAGTCATCACGTCCGACACAGCGGGATCATCGGTATCGAAAAGCCTGCGATAACGGGCATTCCCAGTGTTGTTGAACATGACTTTACGTTTGATTGAAGTCCCACCGTCAACTTCCATCCGATCTCTCTGATAGATTCGACAGGCTTCATAATCGTTGTTCGTCCACATCACCTCAAAATACTGCTCAGGCAGTTGAGGTAGAGTGGTTGCGATCAGATCAATAAGATCTGCATTAGCTATTCCAGCCATAGTTTACTCCTTTTTACTTCTTGAATACGCTATCCAGTTTTTGCTGAACCGCGTTTTCCAATTCTCTACGATTTCTTGGTTTAGATGATCCAGTATTCATGCTGTCACTTGAACGCTTACTATCAGACGGCCTGAGTGTCATACTTTTCTTACGCTTCGTAGCAGTTGCCTTCAGATTATCACGTATAACTTGTTGTCTGATGGGTTCAGTGACTATAAAATGAGCTTTCTCCATAGCCTGTTCTATTTCAATCTTCTGACCTCGGCTGTTATGTCCAGCAATTATACATTCGGCTTCCTGAAGAACAGTCAACCTATTAACCTGTTGACCATTACTAAGATCTTCTGGAATCTGACCGAGTTCAAGTTTGCCATAGAATTTCTCATAAGGTTTCAGAGCATCAGCACTGAAGAAAACATTAACCCTTTGGTCAATAGCGAGATTACCCGCTGCGGTAGCTCGTGCAGTAGCAGTTTCATAACCATGTTGTGCCTGTGAAACGGGTTGAGATTTAACAGGTTTAGGTTTACTCTTTAGTCCCGCGATAACAGTTTCAATCAGCGGATCATCAGGATATTCTTTTTTAAGACTTGCAATCAACGCTGTCGTAGCGGGATTTTCCTGTGCAACTGCCTCAGTCGCAGTTTGTGTAGTCTTCTCGCGTTCCGCTTCAATCTTCGCACGACCTAACTCTGACCATTCCCTTGAAGCATTATTGACGCTTAGATAACAAGCCTCAAATGCTTTCTTGGCTAACTCAGGGTTAGTTTTTACCAAATCATCAACGACTTCTTGATCCCATCCTTGGTGGATAGCAGCCCGGACATAAGCATCCGGTATCTCAACATCACCATCCTTCTTTTCCGCTTCCGAAGTAGAGTCGTCTGTGCCATCTGTGGAATCTGTCTGATCGCTGTCCTGTGCGTCACTACCATCCTTGGTTTCACCAGAGGTAGAATCTTCAGAATCTTCATCCGAAACTGCCGTTTCTTTCTCTTCTCTTTCATACACATTGTCTAATTTCTCTTGGACTGCATCTACGATAATAGGATTTTCAATCGCCGCAACATCCAATTTCTTCAGACTTTCTGTATGATCACCTTCTTTTTCTGCAACTTGTTTAGTATCACTAAACGTTTTCATATTACTATCCTTTCAACTACGTTGCCTTGAGTTACTATACAACAAGTACAATAACACAAGGGGTAAGGTAATTTACTTAGGCTATACGCACCCCTTGGGGTTTCAATTTTTGTCGATTCTTCACAACATTACAATCATCCATATATTTTTGATGTGCTGAGACATTATCAAAAATCGGACGATACTGATTATCCAATTTAACATCAGGAAATCTCTGCTCGTGTTCCACTCGCTGATCTGGGCTAATCGCCATAGAGTCCGAATGAATTGGTCTTGAATAACTCATACCTTTATTGTGGAAATTATATGTGCGATACATTTTCTTACCACAGGGACACTTAATAAGATCTTTAGACCGACTCATGGGCCATGTCACTTCATCTCTATGTCCACAATCACAAGCAAATTTATATAATGGCATTACTTCTTACTCCTATAGATTTTCTTTAATCTCTTACCGACCATTTTCTCAAGTGCCGCCCTATCAGCTTTGGCCGCACGACTAAAGACTTTCTTCTCGGCCCTGGTCAATACCGGTTCATACATCTGAGGATATTTACGTTGTAATCGAGCAGTTATCTTTTTCTGTTCTGCCGCTGTTGGTTTTACTGGTTTGCTTCTACGGGCCATATCACACTCCTGGCTCAGATGTCCGAGCCGATTGACTTTCATTCGCACCTATTTGTTCTGTTTGTTTTCTCTCCTGGAACGGAGATTGTACCTTAGTCTGTTGCGGTGTACCCTTAGTTCCATCTTGTGCCGGTGTAGCCTTACCTGCTGGCTGTGGATTCATAGCCATCTGCAACTGTATCCGTTGCATAAGTTGAGGATCATCAAACCAATCCTGAACATCATCAAGGATACCTTGTTCCTCTGCTATAGCAGTAAGAGCCGCCTCAACATTAAATGGTCTACCCATTGTTTGTGCCACCATAGCAGTATTCATAATACTCGGAACAACATTAGCAGCAAACTCAACAATCCGTTTGGTCCTAACAGCCGGGTCAAGACGTGACATCGACCTTGCCTTTAAGGTGAATGTATAATCAAGGAAGTCACCATCCCTTTGCTCAGGAGTCAACTGCATCTGTTCGTATTCACCACCTGGTTTCCTTCGGGCAAGCATAATATCCATAAACGGATCGGTGTGTATATACCAAGCTCTCTTCTCAGCGGTATCTGCCGCAAAATCATAGATCATACCACGACAATCTTCGATAGTGATAGTCGCATTAGCTTGCAGAATATTGGCCTGTGTCGCTGATTCAGCATTGGATACTAAACCAGACATCTGATCGGGATTACCTGACATATAATTATGCCATATCTGACACTGCTGAAGCATCTGTTCGCTTTTGACATTATTGCCACCAAAAGTTAATACCTTAACAGTATCGGGATTACCTGCTACCATGTCACCATCTTTGGCAGTTCTTATATCTTCAGCCTCATCCGCACCTGCTGGATCATACATACCAATACTTTTCTCACGATCAGCTTGATTCATATTCTTGACCATCATCTTATTGGCCATCCTGTGCAGATCGTAGTGGACACCCACCGGGGCCACTGGGAACGGATTACCTGGTACTGGTTGCGTCAGGGCGAGTATAGAATACGGTCCCTCTTTCGGACCATAGTAATCGCGTGCAGCAAGATAGTTATCGAAAATTATTTGAGATGGGTCAGGTATAGTAATTAAAGCACCAGCCCCAGGGACAAATACTTCCACCACATCTATGAAATCCTGAAGTTCATACATCTCACTATCACTCATATTCCTTTTGCTAAGAGCCTCAACCTTATTCCTGGCATTGGGATGACTCGACTTAGGTATTTTTAATACAAGATCGTGATCAAATTCATTATCGTCTAACAATATTTGCCTTGGAATCCGATTTCTGTCACCAAGAAAT